AGAAGTGGCAGGAGATAACCCAGGAGTGGCAGGACAGAACCGGGTTTGAACTGGAAGAAGATTTCATTCAGAAAATCGTCCAGAAGGATGTCAACAACTATGTGGAAATCCCTGTTGGCGGTGGAAAGCCGAAGGTGAAGGGTGGACAGCTTGTCCGTGGTATCCTCACCAATGGAAACATCGACTTCACGAAGATGGGACTTCCCGCCTGGGATAACATGACGGGCGGTGCATGGAACATCAACAACAATGCGGTCATTATCGCAAGGGCTATCCAGAACTACTTTGTGAACGGTACGCCTGCTGCGGAAACGATTGCGGCGAGTGACAATATCCTGGACTTCCAGTTGATTGCGAAGGTTGGCGGCAAGTACAGCGGGTGCTACCAGATGATAGGCGAAGAGAAAATCCCTGTCCAGAAGGTGAACCGGGTCTACGCAACCACTGACCTGAACTGCGGGACGATTTACAAGACCCACGCTATCACGGGTGCTGACTCAAAAGTACCCAGTCTGCCGAAGCACTGTATGGTGGACAACAACAATCAGCTATCGGTTGATGTGGTTGACCGCAGGTGGTATGAGAAGCAGGCGCAGAAGTATATCAATGACTTTTTGGGCGTGAAACCGCCCCGAAAGAATACCAGACGGATTAACTCTTTGAAGAAGAAATCCCTGGAAATTTTACAAGGAGGAAACGAAGTATGAAGTACGCAGAAGTCGAACCCGCATTGCAGGCTGGCATGAAAATCAAGCTGTCCCCCTGGAAGAACGCCTACTGGTACATGAAGGACGGCGTTCTGGTGAACCACGATGAAGAGGGGTTTGAGTGTCCTACGAAGGAACTCTTCCCGCATGACTTCATGTGGGTCATGTCCGAAAAGTGGGAGGTTGTCGGAGAGGAAACCCCGGACGATAACAACCCCTTCTACTGTTCCTTTGGCATTGCCCTGGTTCACTTGAAGAAGGGTAAGAAGGTAGCCCGTAAGGGCTGGAACGGCAAGAGACAGTATATCCAGCTTGCCACTTACATTTCCTACATGACTGCGGACGGTCAGGTTATGCACTGCGACCATAACGCTATCGCCTTTGTGGGAACGAGCGGCGTTCAGATGGGATGGCTTGCGTCCCAGGCTGATATGCTGGCAGAGGACTGGTACATTCTTAACGATTAAGGAGGAAAGAAGAAATGGCTAACATCTACGAAACCATGAACGTGCGGCAAAAGCTGTCTAAAGCCCGTCTGTACTTCCTGAACCAGAAGGTCAGTAAGTCGGGAAAGAATATGCACTTGGAGTTCAAATACTTTGAGTTGGAGGACATTGTACCCCCGGCAATCCGTATCTTTGCCCGTGTGGGTCTGACCACCACCATTGATTTCACCGATGACCGGGCAACCATGTACGTCTACAACACCGACAACCCGGAGGAAGCCCCGCTTGCGTTCGCTGTCCCGTACCGGGAGGTCAAGCCCATTGTCAGCAACCAGGGCAAAGAGGTCACCAACCCCATGCAAGCCCTTGGTTCTTCCATCACCTACCTGCGGCGTTACCTGTGGATGACGGTTCTGGACATTACCGAACCTGATGACATTGACGCTACCCTGGGTTCTGAGGACTCCACGGAGGACAGCAACGAATTTGCGGAGGAAACCGCTGCCGCTGCCACGAAGAAGGAGAAAAAGAAGAAAGCCCCGGCAACCGTAGCAGAGCGTGAGAAAGCGAAGCAGGAGTTGACTTCTTCTGACGGTGCTGCCAACGAAGAGCAGGTGTCCAACCTGAAAGCCCTCTGCAAGACCCTGATGGACAAGGACGAGTCCCAGGAAGAGTTTGTCCAGCAGATTGCCATGAAAACCGATGGGTTCACCAACATTTCTGAGTCTGCTTGCGCTGCCCTTTGCGAGAACCTGACGGAGATTATTTCCCAGTACGGGGAGTAAGGAGGGCTGACCGATGACCGAACTGACGAAACAGGTAGACGAGCAGCTTTCAGCCTTTGCACACGGCAAGGTACACATGAGTTCTGCGGAGGTCATGGAGAAGCTGAGAGCCTTGGAGCGGAAACCCCGCTGCAACCTGCAAGTCCACGCTGAGATTTGCGAGGGTATCCACGCCCTCTATGAGCGCAAGAACGCTGATTACGGTGACAGCTTTGCGAAAGCCCGTCAGACCGTCCCCTGCTACACCCTGGGGAAGCTGTATGACAAGTTCCAGCGGTACATGAACCTGACCCTGAACGGTGAGAGTTCAGCCCAGGTGGAAGAGTCCCTGGACGATACCCTGATGGACTTGGCGAACTATGCCATTATGGAACTCACCGAAAGACGCTGTGAAAAGGAGGGATAACCCATGAGAAAGCTGTTGCGGAGTATGGCGAGAGCCAATATGAAACGTGCTGGTATTCAGCACATGAACAAGAAGAGCGGGAACGGCAAGTCGTTCTTTGCCCTGAACTGGCGCAAGTTTCTGTAAAGGAGGATAAACCATGAAGTGGAATGACAACGGTACAATTACCGTAACCCCGCCTGCCAGACCGAAGAAAATCACGGGTACAAGGTTCGCTGCCATTATGGGGCTGAACCAGTGGACTACCCCCTTCAACGCCTGGTGTGCAATCACCCGAACCTACGAAGAGCCTTTTGAGGACACGATTTACACCATTGCTGGTAAGACCATCGAACCGAAGCAGGCTGAGTACATGAAGGAGAAATACTTCTGGAAGAAGCTGATTACCCCTACCGATGTGTACGGGGAGGACTACTTCAAGAAAACCTGGGGTGACTTCTTCAAGGAAGAGCCGATTTTCGGCGGTATGTGGGACTACCTGTTCGTGGATAAGGACGGCAACCCCACTACCGTGATGGAAATGAAAACCACCAAACGGGCAGAGGATTGGGTCAATGACGTGCCTGAGTATTACGCTTTGCAGGCGGCGTTGTACGCCTACCTGCTGGGTGTGGATGACGTTATCATGGTCTGTACCATTCTGGGCGATAAGGACTATGAGAAGCCTGAGGACTTCACTGTCACCCCGGACAACACTTTTGAGGTAGCCTTTAAGGTTTCCGAACGCTACCCGCAGATGGCTAAGACCGTCAAGAAGGTGGAAAAGTGGTGGAAAGACCACGTAGAGGGCGGCGTGTCCCCGAAATTTGACGAGAAGAAGGACGCTGACATTCTGAAAGTTCTCCGTGCCAACTCTCTGTCCCCGGAAACTGAACTGGCTGAACTTGTCAAAGAAGCAGAGCAGTTGCAGGAGAAACTTGACCGGGTTGCTGCGGAGAACGCAGAGGACGAAAAGCGTCTGAAAACCCTGAAAGACCTTATCAAAGAGTCCAGTATGGGTCAGTTCCGGGATGGTGACAAGCAGGTCATTGTCCAGGGTACGAAGTTCGACTGGGTGACTGCCCGTAGCGTGTCCATGAAGATTGATGAAGCCGCTATGAAAGCGGATGGGGTTCTGGACAAGTACAAAACGAAGGAAGCTGTGACCTTCCGTCTGACCCCGAAAGCAAGGAAGGAGTGAAGCCCCGTGTATATCAATGCTGTGTTGGTGGGAGTTCTGGGAACTCTGTTCGTAGAAATGGCACTTGTGTTGGGTGTCGCTGTGGTCTGCGCTATCACTAAGGGCGCAGGCAAGAAACATAAAGGAGGAAGCAAAAATGGCTAAGATTGGACTGACTGAGGGCTTTTCCCTCATTCCGAAGGGGACTCACGTTTTCAAAATCGTGGGCGTGAACTACAAAGAGGACTTTGGCAAGATGGAAATTACCATGCAGCTTGCCACGGGTCAGAAGCACGTAGAACGGTTCTCCCTGCTGAACAAGGACGGCGAACCGAACCAGGGCGGGTTGAACGCTTTCAGCTACTTTGCGAAGGTAGCACTGAACGACTTCTCCCTGACGGAGATTGACCATGAGGACTTGGTTGGGTGCTATATCCGCTGCGAGGTAGACCACGAAGAGGTAGAGAGCAACAAGACTCCCGGCAAAATGCTGAAATTCGTTCGTCTGGGCGATAAGGAGTCTGCTGACGGGTTCGATGAAGAGCCTGCCGCCCCTACCCCTGCCCCGGCTACCACGAAGAAGGAAGCCCCCGCAAAGACCGCTGAGAAGAAGCCCTTTGACCTGAACAGTATTCTGGGCTGATACCCCGTGGTAAGAGCATGGAGAGGGCGAAGATTTTTCTTCAAACTCTCCAATGCTTTTGCCAGAAAATAATGAAAAATAAGGATTGAGGTGGTATAATGGATACACAGACTCAACGACTCCAAAAGTTCATTAGGCTGTTCTCTCAGGTAATGGACTCCGATACTGCGGAAGATATGGCGTATGAACTGCGTGATAAAGGTTTCTTTGACGCTCCTGCTTCCACGAAGTATCACGGCAACTACCCCGGAGGGCTGTTCCAACATAGCTACATGGTGACTCTCGCCCTCCTTGACCTGACTGACAACCTTCACCTGACCTGGGAACGTCCAGAGAGTCCGTACCTGGTGGGTATGCTCCATGACCTCTGCAAAACTGACCAGTATGTTCAGAAAGAGGATGGCACGTATGAGTATGCGAAGAACCTTCCTCTGACCGGGCATGGTGACAAGTCCGTCATTCTCGCTCAGAAACTCACGTTCCTCACGGATGAAGAAGTTCTCTGTATCCGCTGGCACATGGGAGCGTATGACGAGAAAGAGAACTGGAACGCCCTGGGTGCTGCCATTGAAAAGTACCCGAACGTGCTATACACCCATACGGCTGACATGATTGCTTCCCGTATTCATGGTGTGTAAGTAATATACAAGGAGGAATGAGAAAGATGACTGGAAAAGAGTACACCGAACTGGCTATCCGAACCTGTAGTATCCCGTATGACCAGAAGGAAGATATGCTGCGCCACGCAGTCTACGGTCTGACTTCCGAAGCGGGAGAGGTTGCGGGTATCATGCAGAAGGTCTACCAGGGTCATGAGTTCGATACCGAACACATGAAGAAAGAACTGGGTGACTGCCTGTGGATGGTTGCGGAAGCGTGTTTCGCTCTTGGGTTTACGATGGACGATGTTATGCAGCTTAATATCGACAAGCTGAAAGCACGTTACCCCCAGGGATTTGACCCAGACAAGTCCCTTCATCGTAAACCTGACGATGTGTGATGAACTATCACAACATTACCCACGATGACATGAACAATGGGGATGGATTGAGGGTGGTTCTCTGGGTAGCAGGGTGTAAGCACTCATGTGTGAACTGTCAAAACCCTATTACATGGAGTCCCAGTGGGGGTCTGCCGTTTGGCATTGAAGAGTTCAAGGAAATTACGGGTGAACTCCGTAAGGAGTACATATCGGGTATCACCTTCTCAGGTGGTGACCCGCTCCATCCAGCGAACCGGGTAGAGGTCAAGCAGCTTATGAAATTTGTCCGGGACAATTTTCAAGGCAAGACCATATGGGTATATACCGGGTACACCTGGGAAGAGATTATGGCTACTCCTGACCTGGCTGACATGATGAAGTATGTGGACGTTCTGGTAGACGGAAAGTTCATTGAGAAATTGAAAGACGTGACCTATCCCTGGGCGGGTAGTACCAACCAGAGGGTCATTAGTGTGCAAGAGAGTTTAGGAGAAGGGAGGGTGGTTCTCCATGAAAGTCATTAAGAAGGACGGAACGCTGGAAGAGTTTGACGGTCAGAAAATCGTGAACGCTGTCACAAAATCTGCGTCCCGTGTCATGGTAACCATTGACGATGACCAGTTTCACGGCATTGTAGCCGCTGTCATTCGCATTATCAAGGAACGGGGGCTTGAAGAAATCCCGGTCAGTGAAATGCACAACATTATGGAACAGGTTCTTGAAGAGTTCGACCCGCAGGTAGCGAAGTCCTACCGGGACTACCGTAACTACAAGAAAGATTTTGTCCACCTGATGGATGAAGTCTACGTGGCGAGTCAGTCCATTCGCTTCATCGGGGACAAGGAGAACGCAAACACGGACTCTGCCCTGGTAGCAACCAAACGCTGCCTGATTTTCAACGAACTCAACAAGCGGCTGTACCGCAAGTTCTTCATGACGAAGGACGAACTGCAAGCCTGCAAGGATGGATATATCTATATCCATGACCAGTCTGCCAGACTGGATACCATCAACTGCTGCCTGTGTGATGTGGGTTCTATCATGAAGGGCGGTTTTGAAATGGGGAACGTCTGGTACAACGAGCCGAAAACGCTTGACGTAGCCTTTGACGTGCTGGGTGACATTATCCTGGCTACCGCTTCTCAGCAGTATGGTGGATTTACTGTCCCTGAGATAGACAAAATCCTTGCCCCTTATGCTAGAAAGTCCTACGCTAAATACGTGGCTGAGTATCATAAGGTCAAATATGACCGTGATATTTCTGGAAAGCTGATTGCAGACCACTACATTGAAGCTGACGAATGGGCAACTGCAAAGGTGGAGCGGGATTTTGAACAAGGCTTCCAGGGTATTGAGATGAAACTAAACACTGTGGGAAGTTCCCGTGGTGATTATCCCTTTATTACTATGACCTTCGGATTGGCTACAGATGACTTCGGCAAGATGGCAAGCAAGACCTTCCTGAGAGTTCACATGAACGGTCAGGGTAAGCCAGATAACAAGAAGCCTGTCCTATTCCCTAAACTTGTTTTCCTCTACGATGAAACAATCCACGGAGAGGGCTGTATCAATGAGGATGTTTTTGAGGCAGGTATTGATTGTTCCTGCAAAACCATGTACCCAGATTGGCTGTCTCTCACAGGTGAAGGATATGTAGCCAGTATGTATAAGAGATACAGAAAAGTAGTATCTCCTATGGGTTGTCGTGCATTCCTCTCTCCCTGGTATGAAAGAGGCGGCATGGAACCTGCGGATGAATTGGATGAACCTGTTTTCGTAGGGCGTTTCAATGTTGGTGCTGTCAGCCTACACCTGCCTATGATTTTGGCAAAGTCCCGACAGGAAAACAAAGACTTCTATGAGGTTTTGGACTATTACCTGGAAATGATCAGGAGCATACACAAACGTACCTATGAGTACCTGGGTGAAATGAGAGCCAGTACCAACCCGATTGCCTACTGTGAAGGTGGTTTTTACGGTGGTCATTTAAAGCCTACGGACAAAATCAAGCCCCTGCTGAAACCTATGACTGCATCCTTTGGGATTACCGCTTTGAACGAATTGCAGCAGCTTTACAACGGCAAGTCCATTGCAGAAGATGGTCAATTTGCCCTGGAAGTCATGCAGCATATTAACCAGAAGGTTACTGAGTTTAAGAAAGCAGACGGTTGGCTGTATGCAATCTATGGCACACCTGCTGAGTCTCTTTGTGGATTGCAGATTGAGCAGTTCCGCAAGAAATATGGTGTGATTGAGAATGTTTCTGATCGCCCGTATGTGTCCAACTCCTTCCACTGTCATGTTACAGAGGATTTGACCCCTATTGAGAAACAGGATTTAGAGGGACGTTTTTGGGACTTATTTAACGGCGGCAAAATTCAGTATGTACGTTATCCCATTGACTACAACCGGGAAGCTGTTAAGACTCTGGTGAAACGTGCTATGAAGATGGGCTACTATGAGGGTGTGAACTTATCCCTTGCCTACTGTGATGACTGTGGACACCAGGAAGTAGAGATGGATGTTTGCCCCGTCTGTGGCAGTACCAACTTGACAAAGATTGACCGTATGAATGGTTATCTCTCTTATAGCCGTGTGCATGGAGATACCCGCCTGAATGCCGCAAAAATGGCTGAGATTGCAGAAAGGAAGTCTATGTGATGGAATACACAATTTCTAAAGAAAAAGGTAGCAACCGCTACTACGTGCATCGTATCGGTGACAAAACCCCTATCCTCTATACCTACGGCACTAAAAAGCAAGCACTCCACAAGGCTGCGTACCTCAACGGCGTAAGCTACAAGGAATATCTAAAACTCAGGAAGCAAGATGGGAGTGACGAAGATGATTGAGATTACCAAAACCGAGGTTTGCGGATGGGATGCAGCTATCCGAGGCATGAGAAATCCGCTGAACTCCTGGGCAAAATCAGATAGTGCCTATAGTTATGACCCTATCCGTAATGGCGTGGTCATGAAGGTTGGAGAAAATGACCTTGACCTGATGAAACGGCTAGTGAAGTCCGGGAGTGACCATAGCAAGTTTATGAGAATGATCACTGTGACTTGTGATCTGAACGCTCCGCTTTACTGGTGGAAGGAATATGACACCTACAAGGTAGGCACGGTAGCAAACTCCTGTTCCACCATGCACAAAATCCATGCAAAGGAATTTACCATGGATGATTTCAGCACGGGACACCTTTTAGATGAAAATCGTGGGAATTGTTTTATCCCTGACCCTAACGATGGATATTACAGTTTTTCCCCACTGGATGTGTTTGAAACCATTATTGAAATGCTTAATAAGTGCCGTAACCTGTATCTGGCAACAAGAGACAAGCGGTATTGGTGGCAGATGATACAGCTTTTACCTACGTCCTATAACCAGAAGCGGACAGTCCTGCTGAATTATGCAGTCCTGCGGAACATCTACCATGCACGAAAGACCCACAAACTGGATGAATGGCACACCTTTTGCCGCTGGATTGAAGGGCTACCATATTCAGAGCTTATCACGATGGAGGCTGAATGATGTTTAAGCACAAAACTGTAGTTATTACCTACATATTCTTAGGGCTTTTAACTGCACTCCTTCTATTTGCCGTCTATCAGAAGAACAAGGTTCAAACACAGACAGCTAGTGTATGTGTGGATATTTCCGTGGGAGAGACGGGGTATTATGGTCTTGTTTCCAACGTAGAGTTGCAATATTACAAGAACGAACTCACAAACATCAAGCTCTATAATCCCACGTTGCTTTCTTTCAAAGCGTCAGAAAGGTGGAATGGTGGGTATTATGTATACAGCTTTGATGATGTGCAGCAGATAATCAAAGCCCTACGGGAAAGTGACAGTCCAGATGTAGAGTCTATTATTGATGCCCTTCAATCAGGGCTGTTAATTACACAGGCAAGTACATGAGGGAGGTATTGGGATATGGACTATTCCAGAGTACCGGAAGAACTCAAACACCTAAAGCAGTGGGTCTGTGCCTGGGATGGTTCAAAAGTCCCAATGAGAGCCTTTGAGCGGAAAGCCGCTTCCTCCACTGCCCCTGACACTTGGAGTTCATTTGAACAAGCGGTATGGGCAGTGGAGCAGGGCTATTATGATCACATAGGCTTTGTGTTTGCTAACAGTGATATGGTAGGCATTGATATTGATGCAGGATTTGAGGACGGGCTTATGACCCCTCTGTGTGCTGATATTATGAGTGTCTGTCATTCCTACACAGAGAAATCCAGAAGTGGGCGTGGGGTACATATCTTTCTACATGGGAACTTACCTTTCTCTGGAAAGAACAACCTGCATGGTGTAGAAATCTACAAGGCTAAACGATTCTTCATAGTGACCGGAAGGGAGATGATCTTCCCTGAGATCGTAGAGAACCAGGAAGCTATTGACTATGTAGTGCAGAAATACTTCCCAGAGCAAGAGCGTACCGGGAGTAAGTCTCCCCTGGTGCAGAAGATATATACCCCTACCTACCCGAAACCTACGGATGGAATTATCCGTATCAGACCCGACTACCCGCCTATTGCAGCAGGAGGCAGAAATCTATCTCTCACTTCCCTGGCAGGGGCTATGCATAACACTGGCTACAGCAGAAAGCAGATATACAACGAACTGCAATATGTAAACCAGACCCAATGCAAACCGCCCCTGCCTGACAGGGAACTACAGACAATCAGTGAGAGTGTTACAAGGTACAGGAGGTAGCAAGATATGGCACAAACATTGTATCTGCCCGATGGGTCAAGAGAAGTGGTATTAAATGACCCAGAAGAAACCTTGCATAGAATTGTCTATGAGAGACTGGAGCGTGATTGTGCTGAGTTGTTGGAGAAAATCATAGAAGAAGCGGAGTATGTACCAGAAGGTGATGACTATAAATATATCGCAGACTGTCAGCTTTCTTTGCTTCTAACCACTGTAGAAGAACTGAATGCAGCTCTTACCCTGTTTGATTCTCCCAGACTGAATAAGGCGAAGTTACAGAAACAGTTACAGGCTATCAGAGACAATCTATATAAAAACTTGTGAAGGGAGGTGAATTTATGAGTGAATACAATCCCGATGAATTGTTTCGGCTGGAGAACGGGAGGTATATTACCTCAGTAGAGTTGTCCGACAAAATGAGGTACATTAAGGCACACCACCCGGAAGCAGCTACCCAGGAAAACAGCACAGGTTATTCTTGGGATGAAGCTGGTATGGCTGATTTGTTTTCGGAGTGCTACCAGAATGATACCCGATACTGCCCCGAAGCAAAGTCCTGGTACACTTATGACCAGGGCAAGTGGCATAAAGATGTGGGTTCTCTGCTGGTATCTGCTAAGATAAAAGAGTTTGTCCGTCTTATGTCACTCTACTGCGGGGAAATTGTGGATGATGACAAGCGGAAGGACTATATGAAGTTTGTTTCTAAGATGGGTGACAGGCGTTTCCGTGACAGAATCATGAAAGATGCTGCTGACGCTATGTGTATTAGTGCAGCAGAATTTGACAGAAACCCCTATCTGATCAACTGTCTGAATGGTACATATGATCTTGAAAACATGGTATTCAGAGAACACCAGTGGGATGATTTTATCACGCTTCAAACCAACTTCAACTATACCGTGAAGGAAAACGTGACCTGCAAACGCTGGAATAGGTTTATTGCAGAAGTTACCCAGAATGATAAGGACAAGGCAGACTATTTGCAAAGAGCTTTGGGTTATTCCATCTTAGGTACAAGCAAAGAGGAATGTATGTTTATCCTACATGGTAAGTCCACCAGAAACGGTAAGTCTACCCTGCTTAATGCCATAGAACACCTGCTGGGTGATTACAGCAGTGTTGCCCCAGTAGAGTTGATTTGTCGTAGTGACAGGCAGAAGAACGCAGAAGCCGCAAACCCCGTGCTTGCAGGGTTAAAGGGTAAGCGATTTGTAACAATGGCAGAAAGCGACACTATGAGCCGCATGGATGAATCAGTTATCAAGCAGTACACAGGTGGTGAGCAGATTACCGCCCGTGAGTTATACCAGTCTGCTATTACCTTCACCCCTCAGTTTACATTGTGGCTGAGTTGTAATGATCTCCCTGCTGTCCGTGATAAGTCTCTGTTTGCGTCAGACCGTATCAGGCTGATTGAGTTTAACAGACACTTTACAGACAGTGAACAGGACAAAGGGCTAAAGGGCTACTTTGAAACAGACGAAGCCATGCAAGGCATTTTTGCGTGGTTGGTGACTGGTTTATTCAAGTACAAGCGGTTTGGTTTGGCTATGCCTGAGAGTTTGAAAGCACCTATCAAGCAGTATGAGAGGGACAATGATCTGGTTCTACAGTTCCTTGAAGAAAAGTGTGAGAAGAACGCAGAAAGCAGTGTGCAAAGTAAATCTCTGTATGATGCTTATAAGATTTGGTGCAAGAGCAATGGTTATTACGTTTGCAGCACAAAGAAATTTAATGCAGAGGTTACGATGCACCCTAACTGGTATGACAGTAAGCAATTAGTTAATGGTACTATAACCTATAATGGGTTAGCATTCAGGGGGTAAACATGACAGTTAAAGAGATTGTAGAAACGCTTTGTAGCAGAAATAACATTTCGTTTACAGAGTTTGCGGAAGTAGCCGGAGTGAGTAATAAGACAGTAAGCTGTACTCTTTCACGTAATGACGGCATGGGCATGAAGGTAGAAACTCTTATCCGATGGCTGGATAATTTTAGCTATCAGCTTATTATTCAGTCCCCAGAGGATGAAGATGACCTCATTTTGGATGGTGAATAGTAATTTTGTCCTACAATCGTAGGACTACCCCTATAACTTTTCCTAGATACGCGCGTACTAAGAGAAGTTATACAGACTGTCCTACAATCGTAGGACTTACAGAAAGGAGCAAGAATTATGGAAAGCTATGTTGAAAGATGGGCAAGAGAACAGAAGGAAGCCCAGGAGAAGCAGAAAGCCCAGAAGGGCAGAAAGAAGAAGCAGAAGGAGGTTGAGAACGATGGGGAGAACACCGGGTGCGAAGGACAAGAAGCCCAGGAAGAAAGCAGAAGTGGGGAACAGACCGTGTGATAGTTCTCCTATTACACAAGACCTGAACCCAAACTTAGAGGTTGGATATAATACCCGCCGTATCATGTTCATGCAAGAAATCCTTCCGACTGAGCCATTAGATTACAATGACGTGGATGAAATGGAAAGACGATTCAAGAGATATCTTGACTTGTGTGCTGAATGGGATATGAAGATAGGCAATCAAGCTGCGTATGCTGCGATAGGAATTGACAAGGGATTGGTTTGGGATTGGTTAAATCGTAGAGAAGCGAACCCTAGACGTACCGACTTTCTAAAAAGAGTGCAGAAAATATGCGCTATGTACCGTGAAGGTTTAATGGAGGACGGCAAGGTCAACCCTGTCACGGGTATCTTCTGGCAGAAGAACTATGACGGCATGAAAGACCAACAGGAAGTCGTGCTGACCCCGAACACTAACCCCCTGGGAGAGCAGAAGGACGCAGAAGCACTACAGCAGAAGTATCTTGAAAACACCTACGGTATTACAGAACTGCCAGAAGGGGCAGAAAGCCCCGCTGCCCTGCCAGAAATCGCAGAAGGGCAGAAAGCAGAAGTTCCGAAAAGTCGCAGAAGGGCGCAGAAAGCCCCTACGCCCGACAAGTAACAACGTCCCTCCACACTCACCCCGGCACGGTCTACCCTGGCTGTGCTGGGGTGCTTTTCTGTCCCCTCAGGGCGGGACGGTCTGCGGGTCTGTCTGGGGCTGTGTGCTGTCATGCCCTCTCTGCGGCTCTCTGCGCCCCGCTGACGGGCTTTTATGCCCTTGGTAGTATAAGAATACCCCTGCAAGCCAAAACCGCTCAGAGGGGGCTTAAAATGGCTTGTAGGGGCATAGGGCAAAAAGTAACCCCGTCAGGCTGTCAACCTGGCGGGGCTGTGCTGGGTCTAAAATAGCTTGTAGCGGGGGCGGGTGTGCTGCCAGTAGTCTATAAGGCGTTGAACCTCTGCGGGGTCTATCATGGGGATATTGTAAAGCGTCAGTCCCTCAGGGGTCATATAGTAGCCCTGACCATAGCGGGGGAGTAGTTCACACCCTGGAACGCCCAGTATATTTCTGCTGTCCTGCCTGCTGCGTGTCCTGAGTCCTACCCTGCTATCAAAGTTTACCTTTATCGGGGTAGGAATGACGGCTGACAGGGGGCATTGCGTAGCGGCTATAACATGGACATTTGCCGCCCGTCCTATCTGACATAGACGCTGTAAGAGGGGTTGAACCTGTCTTTTATTCGTGGTCATTAAGTCCGCTAATTCGTCTATGACCACATAGACCGCCCCGCCCGTGTATTTCTTTTCGTGCCTGCGTTGCATTTCCCGGTATCTGTTTTCTGTCAAGGTCATAGCCGTTTCCAGGGCTTGTACCATGTCCCCCGGTTCACTGGCATACTGCAAGGTATGGGGCAGGGGCTTAAAGTCTACCAGTTCAACCCGTTTCGGGTCTATTAGAATGAACTGGACACGGGCGGGGCTATCATAAAGAGCGGTGTGCATGATACCGTTGATTACAACGCTTTTACCGCTGCCAGTAGCCCCGGCTATAAGTAAATGGGGCTGGGTCAGCATATCCCGGTAAAGGGTCTTATACTCCCCCGTGGGAGTCGTGTAAATGGCTTTCAAGGCTTGTTTTCCTCCTGTCTGTGAAATCAGCCCCGGCAGGCTGTAAACCCGTCCGGGGCTGTGCTGTTTATCTGTCCAGGTGTAGCACGGTTCTAAAACCTGCGTGAACCTCTGCGGCTATGGCGTTGAGGGCTTTATACTCTCGCCCGGTCAAGTATCCGTTGAGGTGTGCGTTGAGGATACGACTTTCAACCATGTCTTGAAATTCAATAAATTCCTCGCCTGTGGCTGTGCCTGCGTCTACGTTCTCGCTATGCCGTCCCAGGTCTTTCAATATCTCAGTAAATACCGACATACTTACACCCCCATTCTGATACATTCGTCAAGGGGTACACGCTGACCATGTACCCGGATAAAAGCCCGTCCCGCTGCGGTGTAGCTGACCTTGACCCGGTGGTAACTTTTCTTGCTACACCATGCCCCGGCTACACAGATGATATAATCCTCAATGCCGTATTCCATGCCCTTGATTTCCAGACCGCCCAGACCGCTATAATAAGCGGTGCTTTCATGGGTCAGACAATACTCTCTTGCTGTCATGGTTCAACCCTCCTTTTCTTCCAGTGTGTGACGGTACAGACGCTTGACACGGTTGCAAGCCTGGAACAAAGCACGGGCTTGACAGTCAAGCCAGGTTTCCCGGCTGTTGGGGTTTCTCTCCCCGTTGCGGGTCTTTTTCAGTTCTGAGGGGGTGCAGAGTCGTTCCGCTATGTCCCCGTCATAAATCAGGGAAGAACCGCCCTCACTGAACTGCTGCCAGTTCTGCGCCCCATTCAAGAGCCAGTTTTCACACTCTGCGCCGGGGGCTGGGTTTCTGCCCTCATATGCCGCCCGTTCTTCCAGGTCTGCCAGCAGGTCAAGGGCGTACAACGTAACGCCTTTATCCCATGCGCTGCGGTCTTTACGGGCTTTCAATTCTGCGGTCATGGTGTCGTAAATGGTGGCGGTGTCCTGGGTGTCCTCTGCGGTGTCCTGGGTGTCCTCTGCGGTGTCCTGGGGTTTCCAGCCGTCTGGGACTACCTCGCAGGGCATACCCCTACGGGCATAACCCACGGTGTCAAGGCTGACCCCGTACACAGTGGCGGCGGGTTCGATTTCCTGGAAATATGCCTGCGCCTGGTCTGCGCTCTCAGCGGTCACAAGACGGGATTGAGTGACCCCGGACTTTTCAAAGCTGACTACAAAGTTTTCTTTCATGGTGTGTACCTCCTGCATATTCATTCATTCTTCAATGGTGAGGGATTGCAAGCCCACGAACTGGGGCGGGGTGCTGTCCCTCTTGCTTTCATGCTTTCATTATATCATGCTTAGATGAAATGTCAAGAGGAAATTTCA